CAGATTGCATTATCACAGTTTGAAAACCATAGCGAAAAAATCGCTAATCAAAATGTCACTAAATTAGCGGACGTCACAGAAGAAGAGAATCAAAATGAACAATAAAGACCAAGAAACAGTAGAATACGATATCAGGCAGAAATACGGCGCTGATGTTGAAGTGCGGACAATGCAATTACGCGCATCAGAAGAAGGGGGTGAAAGCGAAATGATATTGGAAGGGTATGCAGCTAATTTTGACCAGACTACGGATTTAGGATATTTCAATGAAAGGATTGCCCGAGGTGCTTTTGATGATGTATTAGAAGATGATGTCCGTTACCTGGTCAACCATGAAGGGATGCCTCTAGCGCGAACAGCCAATGGAACGCTAGAATTGCGAGTTGATAAGAAAGGGTTGTATACCCGTGCAAAATTAAGCGACACGCAGCTAGGTCGGGATACTTACAAAGCTGTCAAACGCGGTGATATTTCTGAAATGAGTTTTGCTTTTACTATCGGTGAGCAAGACGTAGATACAGAAAAGAATTTGCGTACTGTTACACAAGTAAAAAGATTATATGATGTCAGTGCTGTCACATATCCTGCGTATCCTACTACGACATTGGAAGCTCGTTCTAAGTTTGCGGCATCTGCCGAAGCGGATATTCCAAGCCCGGATGACGTGGAAAATATTGCAGATAATAAGGGCGCTGAAGCGGTTATTGAAAGGCAAGAAAAAGAAGAAAAAAATATCCGTAATTTTACAGAAACCAAGAAAGAAAAAAAGATTATGAATTTAAACGATTTGAAAGGACAACGAGCAGCGTATTACGAAGAGTTCGTTGAAATCGGCAAGATGGTAGATGCTGAAGGTCGGGGCATGACAGAAGCGGAACAAGAACGCGCTGACAAATTGGATATGATGGTCAAAGAAATTGACCAGAAAATCGAACACAAGAAGCGTGAGCAGGACATGATTAAGCGCATGGCTCACACCGGCGTTTCTAGCACATCAGAATCTGATGATATTAAGGCTACAAATTACCGGTTCTCTTTGTCACGGGCAATCAACTCTGTTGCAAACCAGCAGAACCTAGAAGGTGCAGAAGCAGAATGGCGAACGGAAGCGCATCGCGAAATGCGGTCGCAAGGTTTACAGCCTAATGGAAAAGTCGCAATCCCGAGTTTTGCTTTGCGTTCAGGCGCAGACAATTTCACAGCAGCCGGAGCAGCAGTAGGTGGAACAGCAGCAGACGGAACTGGATTTGTACCAACAGATGTTCCAGCAGCCATTGAAGCGCTCCGCGCTCCTAGTGTCATTGAAACATTGGGCGCTCAAGTCATTAATGCACAAGGCAATCTAAAATTCCCAAGGATTAGTTCAGAAGGTCTTGCAACACAAGTCGGTGAAATCACAGCTAATACTGGTGCAGGATTAGAATTGGATGAAATCAATATGTCACCAAATCGGTTGTCTACGACTACAACGTATTCGCAGCAATTGATTCTGCAGGGTGGTCCAGAAGTAGACCGTTTGATTGCAAATGATTTGCGACAGGAATTGACTGAAATTATTGACCGAAAAGCATTCGCTAAAATTTTGGCAGACAGCAGTGTCAATGACCAGTCAACAGCCGGTACAGACACAACTTTTGCAACTGCAATCGCCATGAATATGGAGGCGGCGGTTCTTGCCGCTGGTGGGAACCTCGCAGGATGTCAATACGTTATGAGCCCGACAGCCTATAAATTGTCTAAGACATTGGCACAAGTTGCAAACGTCAACGCTCTGTTTGACGGTGGTCGTTTTAACGGATATACTCCCGTTGCCACGAAGCACCTTGCTGATTCAACGACGGACGTAGGTCAAATGATATTTGGAAACTTTGCACAAGGTCTTATCCTTGCATATTTTAGCGGAGTTGATATTTTAGTTGACCCGTTCTCATCTGCATCAACAGGTCAAATTGATTTGCATTTGAACCGATATTATGATGTTGCAATCCGTCAACCTGGTGCTTTGAGTATCTGTACTGACTTGGTCGCATAAGAATTGGAGTTTGGTTAGATTATATTTTGGTAGACAGGAAAAGGGCGGCTTCGGCTGCTCTTTTTTTTTGCATCAATTTTTTTTTTGCTTCTACATCAGGAGTAGATACACAAAAATAAAGGAAAGATGTAAAATAATTGCGTTAGAGTTAGGTTATGTAATGATATCACGCTTACATTTGTACCATATCAAACAACAAAAAACTTTTTAATCATGCATTACGCAGCAAACCAACTCAAATCAGCTCAACGCAAACTTGCAAAACTTGATAAGGCTATCGCTTTAGCTGCTGCAGCGGCTAAATGGGATGCAACTGAGCAAGAAAAGGTCCACGCTCTTGAATTTGAAGCTGAAGTGCAACTATGGGAGCAACAACGGGAACTGTGGTCATTTATTGAGCACATGGAGCCGTTCGTAGCAAAGCTGAACCGTACTGCAATCCTGAACGGTAAAGCTATATAATACCAGCAACCAACAAAACTCTACTATCATGCAACAAGACATCTACAACCGCATCACAGAAAAAATCGTAACAGGTCTACAGACAGAGGGGCTGGCATGGTTTCGCCCCTGGTCAGGTGGAATGGGATTGCCCATCAACAATGCAACAGAAAAGGAATATTCCGGCATCAATATTTTATTACTGTCTTGCGCTTGTGCTGGTCGCGGTTTTGCTCATAATGAATGGTTGACTTATAAGCAATGCACATCAAAAGGCGGTCAAGTCATTAAGGGCGCGAAAAGTGAATTTGTATTGTATTGGAATGTCAGTTTCTGTGCAGAAAATACCTGGTACAAAACAGAAGCAGATGTCCGCGCTGCAGGTCACAAAAAATATGACAAATTCTTTAGCCCTCGTTGGTACAATGTATTCAATATCGCAGAATGCGAAGGCATTGACCCGGTACGTGCTGCATACGATAACGACAAGCACGTGTTTGACGCTACATCAGGGTCATGCGTAATTGACGCTCTAGAAAGATACGGCGAACATCGCCCGTCAGTTGAGTACGGCGGTTCTGTTGCTGCGTACTTTCCAAAAAAGCACCACATCCAAATCCCAGACATCCAGCAGTTCACGAATGTAGAAGCATACATCCACACAACGTTCCATGAATTAATTCATAGCACAGGGGCAAAACACATCTTAAATAGACCAGGCATTACGCAGCATGATAAATTTGGAACAGACAAATATGCTACGGAAGAACTGGTGGCGGAAATTGGCGCTCAGTTTTTATGCAGTCAATATTCCATATCGTACGATGACAATAATTCCCAAGCGTACATCAACAATTGGATTTCCAAATTGCAAAACGACAAGCGATTAGCACTGACAGCAGCGCAACAGGCAATGAAGGCAGCAGAGTTCATCTACGGATGACCTGTTGCTGTTTTACTATCTTTGGAATATGCTGATTACATATACATCCACGCCGACATTAGACAATGTCATATCCATTGCGGAACTGAAATCTTATGCCAGGGTTGACGCATCAGATGATGACGCGTTAATTACAAGTCTACGCGATGCGGCTGTCAATTATATAGAAAGCCATTGCGACATCCGTATTGGAGCAGTAGAAGCTCTGGGTTATATAGATACGTTCTACCCGGTTAGATTTCCAGTCGGTCCAGTGACAGCAATATCTAGGGTGGATTATATCAATGCTTCTAATGTCTTGACAGAATTACCGACAACATCGTACTATCAAGAATTTGTTAATGGTCAAGGTCGCATTAATTGGGTCAACTCACCTAGCTTATATTCTTACTCATACAACCGGATAAAAATTACTTTTTCTGTCGGGTATGCAGAAGCATCTGTTCCAGAAGCGATTCTACACGCCATTAGATTGCTCGTTGCGCATTTTTATGAAAACAGAATGACTGTTGCTATAGGGCGTCAAGCTAACGATGTACCTATGACTATCTCTAGCCTTCTAAGCCAATATCGAAAATTATGAATGCAGGAGAATTGGATAGACGGGTTGATTTGAAAACCAAAACTGTGACCAGGGACAGTTGGAATCACCCTGAAGTGACATACGTCACATTAGACACAGTCTGGGCGAAAAAACTAGAAAGATTAGCAGGCGAAAAAATAGGCGAAAATCAATTGGTTAGCAGCAACCGCGTTGAGTGGACAATACGATACAGAAATGATATTAGCGCAGATTCTTACATAGAATACGACAGCCAAAAATATTGGATAACAGCAACACGCGAAATCGGTCGTAAAGAGTTGCTTCTAATTTTTACTGAACTTCGCGATAATGCTTGAAACTCGTGTCACGCTAGATACGATATCATTTGGCGCTTTAAAGAAAGCCCTAGAAACATTGCCGCGACAATATGCGACAAAATTCCTGCTAGAAAAACAAAGGAAAGCAGTCCGCCCGATGCAGGCAAGAGCGAAACAGATTGCAATGGCAAAATCTGGGAGTTCAACCCTGGCTGCATCTATAAGAACGGTCAATGGAAAATATGCCAAACGAAATTCACAGGCGTATGTCGTAATTGAACACGCGGACAGGCAATACATGGTCACCAGGACGTTGGGGTCATACACCATGCCATATAAACAGAATTATCGCTTTGTCAGCCATTTGATAATCGGGAATACAAAATCTGGAGTTCGTGAAGTTGGGAAAAGAAGTAGGAAGCGCCGGGACGGGTCATCATACATTGGGACGGGGAATAAAAACTCTAGGAATTTTATTGTCGTAGATGGTTCTGGTCGTTGGATGCGTAGAAAAAAAATACGTCACCCAGGGACGCAAGGATTGTACTATTTTGATGAAGCAAAGAATGCAGCTGGAAAAGGTGCAATCAACGCTTTCCAAACATCAATATTTAAAGAATTAGCGAGTTTTAAAAAGAAAAATAATTTGTAGATGTTACATCATATCATAGACATTCTAAAAGCAGACGCAACCGTGACTTCTTATGTTGCAGCAGATAATATTTTTCCGCTGGTACGGTTGCAAGGAAGCCAGATACCAGCCATAGTCGTTCAGTTGACAGGAACAGAACCAATTGACACAAAAGACAGAAGGGTAGATTATGATGAATTCACTGTAGAAATAACAATCGTTTTCGGCAATCCAAGAACAGCCTGGTTGTCTGCCCTGGCTGTCAGAAGTGCTTTAGATAATTTTGCAGGAAATAATGATGTTGGTCAAATCCGGATGTTGAATATGGCTTCTGATATTTTTGAAGGGACAGACGTGTTTACCTTTACCCAGGCGTACACAGTTCACATGACAGAAAGAACAGTATCTAACCCATGATTATAGGAGTTCACACCACAGCGCATCGCAGGTACGCAATCAGCAAGATTGCATTTGCGGCTCTTAGAAGGACGTTAACTGAATTGGAAGCCCTAGGTCACCAGACTTATGTCGTTTGTGGCGTATCGCACCCTAAAAGTGCCTCTATCGCGAAGAGTTTTGGTTTTGAAACCGTTATGACGCCAAACAGCCCTGTCGGTCGCAAATTTGATGTAGTCATGCACAAAGTCCTAGAACGGGAATGCGATTACGTCATGGAATATTGCAGCGACAATGTCTTAGATACAGATTATAGCAACCTGGCACATGAAGCAATGTCTGCAGGCGTTCCATATTGGGGCTTGACTAGTTTCTATATCTTAAACCATAGGACAAAACAATGCAGATTATTCAAAGGAAGTTTGAGCAATGTAGGCAGGTTGACAAGACGTTATTTGTTAGATAAAATCAAACGGCGCAAAAATTTTTTCTACGAACACAGGTTGCAAAGAGGGCTAGATGCAAGCTTCAATAAAATCATGTGGGAAGTCAATAAAACTAGGGCAGATTACCCAGAGCTAGAACGCCCGTACATCGTGGATATTAAGAACGAAGTTTCTATGAATCCATACGCTAATTTCAGTCAAAAAAATTCTTTATTTCCTATCGTATCTTTATCAGGAAATTTCCCTGAATTACAACAAAACGAAAACGAATAAAACATGGCACAAAGTACAGGCAAAATCCGCTCAAATGCGATTGGCGTATATGTCAGCAATACAACAGCGACAGACTTCCCTACAATTGGAAACACTTATGGAGATGTAGCGGAAGAAAACGACTCATTTGAACTCGTTGCATGCGCGACTTCTGGCACTTTTACAGGCAGCATGGAAGTCCTTGATGCAACAACTAAAGACAACGATGGTCAACGTGAAATTTTGACGGGTGGTCTAACCTGGAGTATGAGCGCTGAAGGCTTAATCCAATTTGATGTAACTACCGATGTCAAAGGTGCAATTGACCTTTTCGATTTATGGACAGCGAAGACGCGTCTACGTTTGAGTTGGACAACTGGCAATGACGGTGATTATATGTATTATGGAAACGCGTACATCACCAGCTACGAAGAAACTGCTGGTTTGAACGAAATTGCATCATTTTCCGTTACCTTTGAAGGCGATGGTTCTATTACCAAAGCAATCATTGATGAAACAAATGTCAATTTCCTCAACAATAATAACTGATAGATGAATAAACTTCGAGGTCAATTTGATTTAGAATTAGCTGATGGAAGTTCAGTAACTGTTTTGATGAATATGTATGCTCTAGGGCAATACGTCGATGAAAGCGGAATTGAATTAGGTGACCTTGAAGAACATCTTGAGAAAAACGTCCTGAGCAATGTGCTGAAACTCCTTTGGCACGGCGCTCGGGCGTTTTCTATTTTGAAGGATACCGAATTGCCGTTTTCTAAGGACCAGTTTATGATTCTACTCGGCAGTACACCTCCACAAAAATTGTTAGACCTGGTCAGCCAGAGCATGACAATTGATGACGGTAAAAAAAAGAACACGCAGAAACGCAAGAAGGCGAAGGCATAACGCTTGAAAACCTTTATGCAGCCGCGCTCCAATTAGGCGTTGCACCTGATGAGTTCTGGATGTGTACTCTAGGTGAAGTCAAGCTGCTATGTTCACGGCGTGAATTGCTAGATAAAATGATGTGGATGCATACATCGCACATCATGGCATTACACGCCAATATCAACAAAGGGAAACAGGGGAAAACCCTGTCTTGGGAAGACTTTAACCCGTATGAATACCAACGGATAAAGAATACCAAACCAGCGGAATTAGATTCGGTGACTAGGGCTAAATTTGACAAGATGACAAAAGCACTGAATCGCAATGGCAAAACAATCGGCAGCAATTAGAATCCTGTTCGGGGCAGATACCCGGCAGTTTGACAAAGCATTAAAAGACAGTCTGCGGAAAATGCAGAAAACAGCAGCTGACCTGAAAAGTGTCGGCTCTGGATTGTCCAAATCATTAACAGCGCCCCTTCTAGGGATTGCGGCGATATCAGCTAAGACAGCAGCCGACTTTGAATTTGCAATGGCAAAGGTTCAAGCCGTCAGCGGTTTCACTGCTGGCGAAATGTCCAAGTTGACGCAGCAGGCTGAAGATTTGGGCGCGAGCACAAGCAAAACACAGGATGAAGTCGCAGCACTTCAATTGGAACTTGCCAAACTCGGTAAGACAAGCGGCGAAATAGAAAACATGACGGAATCTGTTCTGTCATTGGGTATTGCATTTGACCAAGAATTAGGCGAAAGCGCCCGGATAATTGGTGCAACTCTAAACCAGTTCGAATTGGATGCAAGCGAAGCCGGGCGAGTTGCAGATAATATGGCAATCTTGTTCGGTCAAAGTGCTTTGGATTTGCAAAAATTTGATGCAGCCATGCGCGTCATTGGTCCAACGGCGAATGCATTAGAATTATCAGTAGAACAGGTCGGTTCTGCAATGGCTATCCTAAGTAATTCAGGGGTTGAGGCAAGCACTGTTGGAACAGCTTTGACCAAAGCATTGACCACCCTGGCAAAAGAAGGATTGTCTGGGGAAGAAGCGTTGTCTAAATTGTTGACTGGTCAATTAGATGTTGCACAAGCGTTTGAATTTTTTGGGGATAGAGCAGGTAAGATTGTCCCAATTTTACAAAGAGGAAAAGCATCATATGAAAGCCTGACAGAAGCACAAATCAACGGAGCAGGTGCTGCAACAAGAGCACGGAAAGTATTAGAGGAAACATCAAAGGGTGGGTTAGATAAATTGAAAAGCGCTGCGTCTGCTGCAGCAACGACAATAGGGAAAAAACTGTTGCCGACAATTAATAAAATTGTTGACTTCGCAACCAAAGTCTTGAGCAAATTTGCAAAGCTGTCACCAGCTACATTAGGAATTGGAATTGCTTTCGCAACTGTTGCAGCAAGCATCGGTCCAGTGATATTTCTGTCGGGTCAATTTATTTTTAGCCTGGCACAATTAAAGATAGCGCTGAACAGTGCGACAGCAGCGCAAATCAAACAGAATCTAGCTGTTCTAGCAAATCCGTAT